CTTGTCCGTTCTTGCAAACAGCACTTACACTTTAACTGGTGGTCTTGCTGCTGCGAATACTATTTCATCACTCACAGTTGATGCATATGGTCGAGTAACTGCTGCAACTGGTGTTGCGATTGCAATTGATACGGCTGCAATTACTTCTGGTACATTACCAATTGCTCGTGGCGGTACAAATCAAACAACATACACTACTGGTGCGATGTTGCAATTTAATGGCACAAGTATTGCATCGCTTGCTAATACAGGTACTGCTGCCACATATGCTAATGCATCACATGTTCCAGTTATCACAACCGATGTTTATGGTCGTGTATCCGCAGTAACGAATACTGCAATCGCAATTGATACAACACAAATTACTTCAGGCACATTAGGTGTTGCAAGAGGTGGTTCTGGCGCAAGTTCATTCAGTATGAAAGGTGTTATCGTTTCTGATAATGCATCAGGTACAGGTGCTCTCTCTGCATTGACTTCTGCAACCGAAGGACATGTGTTACAAATTAATTCGTCTGGCGTTCCAACATTTGCACACCTTAACGGTGGTTTTTTCTAAGATTATGAAAGGTCTTTATTATGAACGATATAAAGTTTTTAGAGAAGTATAATGAATCTGCACTTGATAATTTTGTTGCCGTTGTAAAACAAAACATTTTATTTCAGGCACAAATTTCATATTTGTCCGAGCAAAATGCTCAAATGAATGAATTGAAAACTCAAATTGCAGATTTTGAACCTGTGAAAGAAGCTTTGGTTAAACTGAGAGATGAAAACATCGGTTTAACACAAGAGCTAAATAATAAGATTAATATAATTGAAGGTGCGAATAAGTCAGATGCCGAAAAGTATCGTTTACAAACTTCTCTGAATGAACAGAGCCGTGAGATTGAACGATTGAATAACGGACTATCTGCTTTGCAAGAACAGTTAAAAGAACAAACAGAATATATTGCAAAGTTGGAAGATATGTTACCAAAGACTGCAAAGAAAAAATTAGGCATTACCCAAGAAACGATTGTAGAGGAGACACCATCAGAAGTTACCTTTGATAATGAAGAAACAAAAACATTATCTAAAGGCGGATCCTTCTAAATGGCAAACACAGTAATTGCACTACGACAATCTGGTGCAACGGGTAATACTCCCTCTCTAGGCGTATTAGCAAACGGCGAGTTATCTCTTAACTACGCTGATAGCATCCTATATTTCAAAACTGTATCGAACACTCTTGGTTCGATTAGAACAACTCAGCCTGCCGGTTTAACAACTGAAATTCAATTTAATGATGCAGGTTCGTTTGGTACAAATTCGGCATTTAATTTCAATAAGACTACTGGAACACTTAATGTAAAAAACATTATTGTTTCAACAAATTTAACCACAGTAAATTTAACTGCAACAAGTATTACAACTGGTTCTGGTGTTGGTGGTATAATTGCAGGTGCGAATGTAATCTATTCAAACATATTTGTTGCTAATAGTACCACAACTTCAATATCAAATTCAACTGGCGCCATTATTTCAAATGGTGGTTTAGGTGTTAAAGGCAATGTTTATGCTGATGCAATATATGATGGTGGAGTTGAAGTCATATTATTTGCAAACCAGGCGTTCAATCAAGCCAATTCTGCAAATGTCTTAGCACAAGCGGCATTTAATCAAGCAAATACTGCATTATCAAATACCAATTTAAATGTTTCTGGAACGCTCAGAATGTTAAATCAGGGTGGTGATGAAGGTGGTGAATTATTCTTAGACAAAGCCGCAAACAATACATCTTTGGCAGCTGGTATAACAATTGATATTTTTCAAAACAAATTAAGATTTTTTGAAACTGGTGGTAGTGTTCGTGGTGTCTTTATTGACATAGCAAATAGTGCCGCAGCCGGAGTTGGTACAGACTTATTAAATCCTGCTGCAACACCTGATACAGTAGCGAGAACTACGGCCAATGCGGCTTTCAATCAAGCCAATTCTGCAAATGTTTTAGCTCAATCTGCATACAATCAAGCAAACTCGGTTTATTTACCTTCTGTTACTCGTTTGAATGTAACTCATTCTGGTTCAAGCGCTTATTTAATTGACCAATATACAGGAAATAATCCAGAACTTTACATACGAGCAGGTGAAACTCTTGCTTTTAATTTAGATGTAACAGGTCATCCATTTTTAATTCGTGTCTCAAGTGGAGGTACACTCTATAATGTTGGACTTACGCATGTAACAACCACAGGTACTGTTACAACAAATTCAAGCGCTCAAGCTCAAGTAGCAGGCACATTATATTGGAAAGTACCTGCTGAACTAGCAGGAAATACTTATGTGTATCAATGTCAAGTTCATGGTGGTATGGTTGGTAACATTGTTATTGAAAGACCAAATCAAGCAAATTCTGCTGCTGTGTATGCAAATTCTGCGTTTGATAAAGCTAACTCCGCAAATGTAACCGCAGAGTCGGCATTTTTTAAGGCTAATACTGCTAATGTGACCGCAGAAGCATCTTTCTTTAAAGCCAATACTGCTAATGTGACCGCAGAAGCATCATTTAGTAAAGCAAATTCTGCCAATGTCTTAGCACAAGCATCATTCAATGCTGCTAACACGGCCCAAGCAGATGCAACTGGTGCCTTTTCAAAAGCAAATTCTGCAAATGTATTAGCACAAAATGCCTATGACTTTGCAAACACCATATCAGGTGGAGCTGCAATTGATAATGTGGCTAGAGCTTCAGCCAATTCTGCAACTACTTTAGCACAAGCGGCATTTAATCAAGCAAATACTGCAATTACAGCGGGAAGTGGTGATGCATTGGCATTTGCAATTGCACTAGGATAAATAACAATTATGGCAACTCCATCTACAAGAACCCAATTTAAAGACTACTGCCTACGCCGTTTAGGTTGGCCAGTCTTACAAATAAATGTCGATGACGACCAAGTAGAGGATCGTATTGACGATGCACTATCATTTTTTAATGACTATCATTGGGATGGCGTTGAAAAAATTTATATGAAACACAAGGTTACAGACCTCGATAGGTCACGCCGTTGGATTTATTGTCCAGATGCGGTAACATATGTAACTGGTGTTTTGCCTTTCGATGACTCAAATTCTTCCATTAATATGTTTGATTTGCGTTATCAATTGCGTTTGCACGACTTATATGATTTCACATCGGTAAGTTATGTTTCATATGAAATCACAATGCAACATATTCGTTCATTACAATTATTATTTTCTGGCACACCTCAGTTCCGTTTTAATCGTCACCAAAACAAAGTATTTTTAGACATTGATTGGGATAGAGATTTACAAACAGGTGAGTATGTCATTATTGAATGTTATCGCAAATTAGTACCAGATACAATCACATTGACTGGTAGTGTTACCGGCAATACAACATCAAATACGATTATCGGATATGGTACTAAATTTGACCAAGAAGTATTAGAGAACGATGTTATTACTATTGGTACTGAATCAAAACAAATTCGTCATATCAATTCTGCCACAGAAATGACAGTAATCGATCCAATGACTACCGTGGTGAACAATGTGTCAGTCACAACTGCGGGCATCTCTGATGTTTGGAATGACCGAACATTAAAGAAGTATGCAACTGCTCTCATCAAAAGACAATGGGGTGAGAACTTGAAAAAATTTGGTGGCATACAAATGCCGGGTGGTGTTACATTAAACGGTAAAGAGATATGGGATGAAGCGCAAGCGGAGATTGATAAGATAGAAGAAGATATGCATAACTTCAATAGTCTTCCTAGTGAAATCTTTACTGGATAATGAATGCCAACAAATTTTTACTTCAATAATTTTCCTTCTCAACAAATTACTCCCGAGCAATTGCTCGTTGAGGATTTGGTTATTGAAGCCATGCAAATCCATGGCATGGATGTTTTTTACCTTCCAAGAACTAGTCGTGACCAAGTAGATTACCTCTATGGTGAAGATACACTTAAACAATATGTAACCGCATATCCATTAGAAATGTACCTTGAAAATGTATCAGGTATGGATGGCGAACAGGACTTTATTTCTAAATTTGGTTTAGAAATTCGTGATGAAGTTACTCTATTAGTTTCTCGCCGTAGATTTAGATATGCAACAGGCGCATCTAATTTATTGAACCCGAGAGAAGGTGATTTAGTTTACATTCCTTTAGTTCAAAACTTTTTTGAAATTACCTTTGTAGAAAACGAAAACGACCAAGCAATGTTTTACACATTAGGTCGTGGGCGTGGCGGTAATGTTTATGTTTATGCATTAAGAATGAAACAGTTTGTATTTTCTAATGAAATTGTTGCAACTGGTATTGAAGAAATTGATGAACAGATTAGAGATAATTATCCAAGAAGTCAATTGAATATGAGTTTGACAGTTGGTACAGGAACATACCTTGCCGATGAAGTAGTATTTCAATCTCCAGATAGAACATTGGCAAATGCAACCGCAACTGCAATTGTTCACACATGGACAAAAGGTGCAACCAGAAAACTGGATGTGTATCGTGTAATTGGTTCGTTTGCCAATTCATCAAACACTATTGGTGCAACAAGTGGTGCATATTACACTACGGCAGGTCAGATTAGTGATACTGCGTTTGATGATAGTCCTTTTGAAGATATCATTGATAACTCCAGAATTGAATCTGAATCTGATTCAATCATCGACTTCACAGAAGTTAACCCATTTGGTGAACCATAATGCTTGGTAAAGAACATTATTATAATAGAACAATACGAAAAGTTGTTACCGCATTTGGAACACTTTTCAATGATATCTACCTTATTAGATACAATAAGGCCGGCACATCTGCATATGAAAGACTTAGAGTGCCACTTTCTTATGGTTCAAAAGAAAGATATCTAACTCGTATTACATCAGACCCAACATTGACAAAATCTGTTGCTGTTGTTCTACCTCGCATTTCATTTGAGATGACAGGTATGAGTTATGTCTC